GAAGGAACATGGCCAAAACCATCTGTATCTTATACTGCTAATTATTTTGTAATAGCAGGTGGTGGTGGCGGTGGTAACCACGGTGGTGGTGGCGGAGGTGGCGGAGGCTATCGAGTTTCTAGCGGAGGACCTAGTCCGTTACAAGGCTCTGCTCTAACATTAACATTATTTGGATCAACAGATTTTCCAGTTACAGTCGGAGCTGGTGGAGCAGGAGTAAAAGTAAATGCTGGTTATAATGGTTCAAAAGGTAGTGACTCAGTTTTTGACTCAATAACTTCAACTGGAGGTGGTTTTGGAAGTGCTGGAGGAACTGCAGGTCCTGGAGGATCTGGAGGTGGAGGTGGTCAAGATAATGCTGGAGGAACTGGTAATGATCCTCCTGTTAGTCCCCCACAAGGAAATCCTGGAGGTGGTCCTGGTTCACCAGGAGCCACAGCGGGATCAGGTGGTGGTGGAGCAACTTCTCCTGGTCCTGGAAGTGCAGGTGCAGCAGGGGCACCAAATACTTTTTTAGCATGTACGCCTGTTTCTCCTCTAACAGCTTTCTCTGGTGGTGGCGGTGGAGGTGGTTACATAAGTATGCCTAATGGAGCGGGTAGTCCTTGTGGAACTGGAAAAGCTGGTGGTTCTTTAAATAACAATGGGGGTGACGCTGACAACAATACTGGCGGTGGTGGTGGCGGAGGTGGTGGTACTAATGGTCCAACCACAAATTCAGGTAATGGTGGTTCTGGTATAGTTTCTGTTTCATTACCAAGTGATGCAACAGTTTCTGTTTCTCCTTGTACTAACACTGTTACGTCTGTGGGTAGTAATAAAGTTGCAGTGTTTACTATTTCAGGAACATTGACAGTAACATAAAAAATGATATATTAAGTTTATAAAGATATATGAACTTAACAAATTATTATTGGTGGTTTGGATCAGCAATTCCTTCTAGGATTTGTGATGATATAGTTAAATATGGAAAATCTATTTCGGATCAAATGGCAGTGACTGGTGGATTTGGTAATAAAAAATTAAGCAAAAAACAAATAAAAGATTTAAAAACTAAAAGAGATTCTAATATTGTTTGGATGAACGATAGATGGATTTATAAAGAAATTCAGCCCTATGTTCATCAAGCAAATGAAAATGCTGGTTGGAATTTTCAATGGGATTTTAGTGAGGCATGTCAATTTACAAAATACGAAAAAGGACAGTATTATGATTGGCATTGTGACAGTTGGGATAAACCTTACTTTAAACCAGAAAACCCTCAAGATCCTTCCAACGGTAAGATAAGAAAATTATCTGTAACAGTTAGTTTGTCAGATCCGAAAGATTATAAAGGTGGTGAACTAGAATTTGATTTTAGAAATTTAGATCCTGATAAAAAACCAAACATAAGAAAATGTAACGAAATATTACCAAAAGGATCTTTGGTTGTTTTCCCTTCACATGTATGGCATAGAGTATGTCCAGTAAAAAAAGGATCAAGATATAGTTTAGTAATTTGGAATTTAGGATGGCCTTTCAAGTAATAGATAATTATTTAGAAAAAGAAGAGTTTATAAAAATAAAAGATATGTTTTTTTCAAAAGATTTTCCTTGGTATTTTAATGAAAAGATTGTTGATTATTCAGGAAATAAAACAAAAAAAATTAATATTTTTAATTTTCAATTTACACATACATTCTACAATAAACATAATATTAATTCAAATTTATTTAATTCTATATTGCCTATAATTTATAAAATAAAACCAAAAGCTTTGGTAAGAATTAAAAGTAATTTAAACGTAGCCTCTAAAAAACTAATAAAAAGTGAAGAACACAAAGATCAAGATTTTCCTTGTAAAGGTGCAATATTTTATATAAACACAAATAACGGTTACACTTTTTTTAAAGATAAGAAAGTAGAGTCAAAAGAAAATAGAATAGTTTTTTTTAATGCTAATGCATTACATGGTGGAACTAATTGTACAAACAAAGAACGTAGAATGCTTATAAATTTTAATTACCTATGAAAAAAGAATTTCCAAAACAATTAAACTTAGAGGAGTATTTTAAATGCCCTATATGGTATGCTGATGCTCCTGAATTTGTTAACGATTTAAATAAAGCGTCAGATAAATATATTAAACAATCTAAAAAAAATTTAAAAAAACAAATAGAAAAAAGAAATAAAAAGTTTGGTGATAAAGGAGATATGGGTCATGTATTTCATTCTACAACTTTAATTGGTGACCCTAAATTTAAAAAATTAACAGATTATATTGGTGCAACAGCATATAATTTATTAGGTGAAATGGGTTTTGATCTAACAAATTATCAAGTGTTTACAACAGAGTTATGGGTTCAAGAGTTTGCAAAACAAGGTGGTGGACATCACACATTACATACTCATTGGAACGGACACATATCTGGGTTTTATTTTTTAAAAGCAGATGAATCTACTTCAATGCCTATGTTCGAAGATCCAAGACCAGGTAATATTATGAATCTTTTACCTGAAAAAGATAAAATGAAAGTTACTCATGCATCTTCACAAATACATTATAAAACACAACCAGGTAGAATGATATTTTTTCCATCATATATGCCACATCAATATACTGTAGATATGGGATACAAACCATTTAGATTTATACACTGGAACATTCAAGCAATACCGAAAGGAGTTTTAAATGTCGTTCAAAAGAAATAAATATAGTGTTTTAAAAAAAGCAATAAGCAGAGAAATGGCTGATTTTTGTTATGCTTATTTTATAAATAAAAGAAATGTAGCTAGATTTTTATTTGATCAAAAATACATTTCACCATTTACGGAGTACTTTGGTGTGTGGACAGATCATCAAGTTCCAAATACTTATTCACATTATGCTGATTTAGTTATGGAAACTTTGTTACAAAAAGTAAAACCTATTATGGAAAAACATACAGGTTTAAAACTATCTGAAACATACTCTTATGCTAGAATATATAAACAAGGAGATATACTAGCTAGACACAAAGATAGATTTAGTTGTGAGATATCTACAACACTAAACCTTGGTGGTGACGATTGGCCAATATATTTAGATCCAACAGGTAGAGAAAAACAAGCTGGTATTGAAGTAAAATTAGAACCGGGAGATATGTTAATATACTCTGGATGTGATTTAGAACATTGGAGAGAAGAATTCAAAGGCGACCATTGTGGTCAAGTCTTTCTACATTACAACAAAAAAGGCTCTAAGATGGCTAAAGAAAATGAGTTTGATAAAAGACCATTTATAGGGTTGCCTGCATGGTATAAAGGCTTTAAATTACCAAAATAATATAGTAGAATAATAATCTGGCGGGAGATACACCACCACACCATCTCCTGCCTGATTATTATAGGATTATTATGCTACAAAAAATAGGTTTTCAGCCAGGTATAAATAAGCAACTTTCAGCCACAGGAGCCGAGGGACAGTGGATAGACTGTGATAATGTTAGATTTAGATATGGTATTCCAGAAAAAATAGGTGGTTGGAAACAACTAGGAGATGATGCACTTACAGGTGCAGGCAGAGGTCTTCATCATTTTGTAAATAGTAAAGCTAGAAAATATGCAATTATTGGAACAAACAGAATTTTATATGCATATTCGGGTGGCGTGTTTTATGACATACACCCTATAAAATCTACGACAACTCTTACAAGTGCGTTTAGCACGACCAATGGATCAACATCTGTTACAATAACTTTTAGTGGAGATCATGGTATATCTGCACAAGATATAATTTTATTAGATAATTTTAGCACAATAACTAATTCTAATTTTGCAGCAGCAGATTTTAACGATAAAAAATTTATGGTAACAACTGTACCATCTAGCACAACTTTAACTATTACAATGCCATCAGCAGAATCAGGATCTGGTGCAACAACATCAGGTGGTGTTAGGGTACAACATTACTATCCTGTAGGACCTGCTGTTCAGGCAAAAGGTTTTGGTTGGTCATTAGGATCTTGGGGTGGTGAAGTAGCAGGAGAGCCAACTACAACATTAACAAATGGTATTACTGATTCTGTAACAACAGGAATTATATTAGGGGATGTATCACAGTTTCCTAGCTCAGGTACGAACTTTATAAAAATAGATAACGAAGAAATATCTTACACAGGTATATCGGGTAGTGAACTTACTGGTGTAACAAGAGGTGTAAGAGGTACAACTGCTGCAGCACATAGTGGTGGAGCAACAGTTACAAGCACAACAAATTTTGTGGCATGGGGTGAGGCTGCATCTGGTGACTTAGTATTAGAACCAGGTATGTGGTCACTAGATAACTTTGGCGACAAAGCAATTTGTTTAATACATGACAGTGCTGTTTTTTCTTGGGACTCTGCTGTAACAAATGCAGAAACAACTAGAGCATCTATTATTACCGGTGCACCAACTGCATCAAGACACATGGTTGTATCTACACCGGATCGTCACTTAGTATTTTATGGAACAGAAACAACTATTGGAGATA